CATTTGAGGCATACAAAAGGTATATTGCATCCAAACCTTGGGTGTCTGAAAACTATCTTCGTATGCCCGAACGCAAACCTAATTGGGTCTAAATTATGACAATCTCTACAATTTATGATGATATGAAATCTGAACCACAATTCACTCACGAAGAACTTCAGTTTATCTATAAATCGGTTTTAAAACGAAAGGGAAATTTAAAGGCACAATTAAGTATTAATAAATCTCTTGATTGTGTTGATATGAATAGTGTATGCGAAAGTATCCTTCAAAAAGTTGCTCCTTTTGTGGGTGAGAATATCTAACTAAACTAAAAAAGAATTTAATTATGACAAGTGAATTTCTTTTTGTGGAGAAATACCGTCCTCAAGTAATTGATGACTGTATTCTTCCTGATGAAACTAAAAAAACATTTAAGGAGTTTGTGGAGAAGGGTGAGATTCCAAATCTTCTTCTTGCAGGACCTCCTGGTATTGGTAAAACTACCATTGCTAAAGCACTGTGTAATGAGTTGGGAGCAGATTTTTATGTTATCAATGGATCCGACGAAGGACGTTTCCTGGATACTGTACGGAACCAAGCAAAGAACTTCGCTTCGACCGTCTCACTTACGGGATCTTCTAAACACAAAGTCATCATCATCGACGAAGCTGATAACACAGGAAACGACGTTCAACTCCTACTACGGGCAAATATTGAGGCATTTTATAACAACTGCCGATTCATCTTTACCTGTAACTACAAGAACAAGATTATTGAACCCCTGCACTCCCGATGTGCCGTCATTGACTTCACAATCAAGGGGAAGCAGAAACAGCAACTTGCAGGATCTTTCTTCAAAAGAGTCCTCCAAATCCTTGATGCGGAAAGGATTGAGTATGATGAAAAGGTCGTTGCAGAACTTGTTACAAAGCACTTCCCAGACTTCCGAAGGGTCCTCAACGAATGTCAAAGGTATTCTACAGGGGGTAAAATTGACTCAGGAATTCTTGCATCTTTCTCAGACATCTCAGTAAATGAACTCGTCAAGAACCTCAAAGATAAGAACTTCCCAGAAGTCCGCAAGTGGGTGGTCTCCAACTTGGACAACGACGCTTCTATCATTCTTCGCAGGATTTATGACGCATGTTATGATTGCCTTTCACCCCAATCTATCCCTGCTGCCGTTCTTGTTATTGCTAAGTATCAATACCAATGTGCTTTTTGTGCCGACCAAGAGATTAATTTACTTGCCGCTTTAACAGAGATAATGTGTGAATGTGAATTTAAGTAATACAAAGTTGCGTTTGTATAGATAGTTATATCAAAAGCAAGTTGGTATTATGATTAAAACAGGAGCAAAGTGGTGGAATGATGGTCAAGTAAATAAAAGGTCTATTGAATGTCCTGGGGATAACTTTGTTCTTGGTAGAATTTCTTATCCAAGAAAACCTTTAACGGAAGAAACAAAGGAAAAAATCAAAAAATCTAATAAAGGCAAAACTCCTTGGAATAAAGGAAAAACTCAAATTTATTCCAATCAATCATTGGAAAAAATGAGAAAAGCAAAAGAAAATTATGTTCCTTGGAATGCTGGTTTAGATATGAAACAACTTGGTTATGTTTCTTGGAATAAGCAACCAGAAAATGAAAAAACAAAATATCAACAATATCGTTATCTTGTTGATAAATTAACAGAGATTAATTATGTAAAATTTTATGATATAATTAATCCAGAACATAAACCAAGAACAAAGTGCGGTGTTGAAGGAGGTTATCAATTGGACCATATATATCCCGTATATGAGGGATTTGTAAATAACATTCCACCAGAAGAAATTTCTAAATTGGAAAATTTGAGAGTTATTCCTTGGGAAGAAAACCAAAGAAAAAAACATAAACTATTATAACATTATTAATTTAAAATGAAACAACATCCAAAATATCCAGGTTATTATGTAGACATTGATGGATCTGTTTATAGTGAAAATTATAATAGAAATCAGTATTCTGGAAAAATTAAAAAACCATTAAAAAAGTTAAAACCACAAAGGAAGGGGAGTGGATATCATCAATATCACATTCGTGCTGAAGGAAAAACAATACAAGTTTCTGCCCATAGGTTAGTTGCTGAGGTTTATTTACCAAATCCTAATAATTTACCTCAAGTGAATCACATAGATAAAGATAAACAAAATAATGCTGTTTCTAACTTAGAATGGTGCGATGGATTTTACAACATTCAATATTCACATTCTAAACATTACAAATTAAGAAATATAGAAACAGGAGAAGAAGAAATTGTTTTTAATTTAAAAAGATGGTGTGAAGAAAGAGGTTATGATCGTAGTGCAATGGTTGCCGCCTCAAAAAAAAGAGGATACTGGAAAAAGAAAATGACAAAAGATGGTATAAAGGAGTATTATTGCGTTCATAAAACATCTTATGGATATGAAATTGAGGAGTGTGAGTTCAAATGAAGAACTTAGAACATCAAATCAAATCCCAATGGTATTATATTTTTTGGGGTGCTATGGCAGTTGCTGTAGTTGGTGGTCAGATTTATGTTGGACTTGGTTATCGTAAGATGGCAGAAGCAACTAACTCTTCTTCTATTTCCGTAACTTGTGTTCCTCCATATCAACCACCATCTTCTTATGCCGCAGGTAAAAATAGGACTGGTGAGTTTGAATAATCGTTTCTAAATATAATGTTGATATAATTTAAAAATGAGTGTAAAATTAATTCGAATGTCTTCTGGTGAAGATGTGATCGCAACTGTGTTGAATGAAACGGAAGAAACCATTACTATTGAAGATAGTATTGTGGCAGTTCCTACATCATCTGGGTCTATTGGATTTGCCCCTTGGTCTCCTTTACAAAGTAAAAATGATAAATCTCTGACTGTTAATATGAGATTTGTTGTTTATATTGCTGAACCTGATGAAGGAATTGTGGAACAGTATTCCAAAATGTTTAGTAAGTTAATTACTCCAAATAGTAAATTGATAACATAATGGCAGATACACTTAAATCACTCAAGACCCCTCTAAGATATCCTGGTGGTAAGTCCCGTGCTTGTGAAAAGATGGGACCTTACTTTCCAGACCTTCGCAACTATGATGAGTTCCGAGAACCATTTCTTGGTGGAGGAAGTGTTGCAATTTATATCACCAAGAAATATCCATACCTAGATATTTGGGTGAATGATTTGTATGAACCTCTTGTAAACTTCTGGCAGCAACTCCAGATGTTTGGGGATGAACTCAAGGAACATCTTTCGCAGTTTAAGAGTTCTGCTCCAGACCCAGAAACTGCGAGAGAACTGTTTAATATCTCAAAGACAATTCTCAACACTCCAAATACTGGTGATTTTGAACGTGCCGTAAGATTTTATATTGTCAATAAGTGCTCGTTTAGTGGCCTCACAGAAAGTTCATCGTTTTCACCACAGGCATCTAATTCAAACTTCTCAATGCGTGGAATTGAGAAATTGCCCGAGTATTCTAAACTAATTGCAAATTGGCGTATAACTAATTACTCCTATGATTATCTGATGGATGGAGATAAGGGAGTTTTTATGTATCTCGATCCTCCTTATGACATTAAGGATAATCTCTATGGGAATAAGGGATCAATGCACAAAGGATTTGATCACGATAAGTTTGCTGCTGATTGCGACTCTAATAATATGGATCAATTGATCAGTTATAATTCTGATCAACTTGTGAAAGATAGATTTAAGAACTGGAAAGCTGCTGAGTTTGATTTGACTTATACGATGCGTTCCGTTGGTGAGTATATGAGAGAGCAAAAAAAACGAAAAGAACTTTTATTGTTTAATTATGAAATTGGAACTGAAAGATTGGATTGATTCTGTATCATTCAATAAAAATAATCTAACCGAAGAAGACCCAACGATTATAAAAGACTATCCCCCTTACATTATTAATCGGTGTCTTTCTGGGCATATTGATTGTATTATGTTTGCAAATGAAATGAATATGAAACACTATCTTCCTAAAGATATGCAGTATTCATTTTATCTAAATAGTCTGAGGAAAAAGAAGAGATTTTCTCCCTGGATCCGAAAAGATAAAGTCAAAGATTTAGAATGCATTAAACAATACTATGGTTATAGTAATGAGAAGGCATCTCAAGCTTTGAAAATACTAAATAAAGAACAAATTGAATTTATCAAAAAAAGACTTGAAAAGGGCGGAACGAAATGACAAACTCTATTGAACCACAGGTTAATTGGTCACCTAATATGATGGTGGAGGTAGTTTTAAATGAACCAGATGATTTCTTAAAGGTAAGAGAAACTTTGACTCGTATCGGAGTTGCTTCTAGAAAGGAAAGAAAACTTTATCAATCTTGCCATATTCTTCACAAGCAAGGTAGATATTATCTTGTTCATTTCAAAGAATTGTTTGCGCTTGATGGAAAACACGCAAATTTAACAGTAAATGATGTTCAGAGAAGAAACAGAATTACTCGTCTTTTATCGGACTGGGGTCTGATCACTGTAGTAAATCAAGAATCTATAGTTGATATTGCTCCACTAAACCAGATTAAAGTTCTTTCTTATAAAGATAAGGGAGACTGGATTTTAGAACAGAAGTATAATATTGGCAAAAAAGGAAAGGGTCAGGAAACCGAATGATTTTATAGGGAGTTCAACACTCCCTTTTTTTATGTTTCTTGTATAATTAGTAGTGGACGCCGTAAGGGTCCACAAAACACAAACTCGCTTAAAAAGGAGCTACCATAATGACTAACCTTATGAAATATCAGGCTGCGGATCTTCCTGCCCTATTGGAGAGGATTAATCGCAATACTATCGGAATGGATGAATACTTTGACCGTGTATTTAAACTTCACGAAACAACTTCCAATTATCCCCCATATAATCTTGTTCAATTGAGCAATGTTGAATCGAAATTGGAAATTGCTCTTGCTGGATTTAAGAAAGGAGAAGTCTATGTCTACACCCAAGATGGAAAACTCTTTGTCGAAGGACAAAAAGAAGACAAAGAAACCGATACCAAGTATGTCCACAAAGGATTGGCTCAACGATCTTTCACCAGAGCTTGGACGCTCTCAGATGAAACGGAAGTTAGATCAGTTGAATTTGAGGATGGGTTATTGACGGTTACTCTTGGTAAGATTGTTCCTGAACACCACAAGCGCAAAGATTATCTATAAATATAATTGAATATCGTCGGCGCTAGCCAAAGAGGGGAAACTGGCAAAATCCAGTTGACTCCCCTCTATTTTTTTGCTAAAATAACTGAGGATAAGAAGAAAAATTATGACTGTAAAATTAGCACTTTTAAAATCTGGTGAAGATATTATCTCAGATGTTAAGGAAATGGTAGTTGGTGAGGGTGAAAACTCGAAGGTTATTGGATATTTTTTTAATAAACCTTGCACTGTTAGGATGAGAAATCCTCAAGAGATTATGGAATCTGATGAGAAGTCATTTCAGGTTGCTTTATTTCCTTGGATTCCTATTTCTAAGGATTCTGTAATTCCAGTTCCTTCAGATTGGGTGGTTACTATTGTAGAACCAATTGACAAACTTACCGAAATGTATAAAGATCAAGTATTGAATTATGGAAAAGAAGATGATAAAGATATTAGCACTGACGAACAAGCAAATTCTGATCAGTCAGATTGAGGAAGTTGGAGCAGATGTTGGGGAACCTGATTGTAGGTTAGTTAAACCTTTTCTTGTAAAAGAACCTCAACTTGAAGGACTTTCTAGAACATTAGAACCATTTCTAATGGGAGTTACAAAACAAGATACATTTATGATGAGTTCTGACAAGATCCTTACTCTTGCAGATCCAACTCCAACTCTACTTGAAAAATACGAGGATTTGATTAAAGAATGAGATTTTATACTAATGTTCAATTGATTGGAAATCAGTTTTTGGTTCGTGGAGTAGAAAATGGTAAAAGATTTGAGACGAGAGATGAGTTTTTTCCAACTCTCTTTGTAAAAACTAAAAAAGATTCTAAGTATAGAACATTAAGTGGTGAAGCAGTAG